CAACGTCTCACGGGCAAAATTAATGCATAAATTTTGCAACAATGCTTTAATACCATGGCTGGAAAACAGAAAGAAAAAGAATTCAAGATTTGCACAATGGCAGAACTGTCTGAAATGTTTGGACTTTCGCTGCCGAGGGTGACACAATTATACGCTGAGGGAATTGTAGTAAAGGAGTCAATGAACAGAGTTGACCTGATTCAATCAGTCAAAAACTACATCAATAAATTACGCGACAAACAAAAGCCGTCATCATCTCCAGTTGAAGGAGTTGCTGACATCGAAACATCGAAAGCACGAAAAGAGCAAGCCAACGCTGGACTAGCAGAGCTTAAACTTGCCGAGGAAAAAATGGAGGTTGTTAGAATCGCAGAAATTGACGCAAGAGATGCAAAGATTGGCGCAGCAGTCAGGGCGGCAACGATGAAACGAAGGTCAGAATTGCCGCCTATTCTGGAAGGGTTAAGCGCAAATCAAATCGCCGCCATTCTTGACGAGCGAGATAGAGATTTTCTAGAAATGCTGGCAGATCAACAGAGCGAGTTCTGGGAACGCAGGGAGAAACTAAAAGCTGTAATGAATAATGAGTGACGCATTTTGTCGGGCAGTAAGGCCGCCGTCTGATTTGCAAGTTGCGGATTGGTGCGCTCAAAACGTTTATATTGTCGGGTCAGAACGATCATCGAAATTTGATATTGACCAATTCCCTTGGTGGCGTTTCCCGATGGAGCAAATACGCAACCATGACGTGCAGGAAATTTATGTAACAATGCCAACAGGCAGCGGAAAATCAACAATGGCAGAAGCGTTATTTTGCTACATCGTAAGCGAGGATGCAGGGAATTTGCTTTACGCATCACAAGCAAATGACAAGGCTAAATTTTGGGCTGAGTCTCGACTATTGCCGGCGTTGAAAAAATGCAAGTCGCTTGAAACGCTATGGCCAGAAGACAGGCATAGCTCACGTAAAACCGAAATCATTTGGCCGCACATGGCAATGCAATTTGTCGGAGCTAACTTAACAAACTTTCAAGAGGTATCGGTGCGCTATGTTTTTGGCGACGAGGATTGGCGATGGGACAATGGATTGATAAAAGAAGCACTTGCGCGGCATCATGAAAGATGGAATCGCAAGGGTTTTTTTATGTCGCAAGGCGGCTTTAAAGATAAAGAATCTTTCCAAAAAAGAGAGCTTGCCACTGAATATATTTACAAATGGTCATGCCAGGGATGCGGGAATTACCATGACTGGAGCGATACAAATCTAAAATACGACATCGTAAAAAAAGATAATGAGATTGACCGTCAAGCGACATGTGAAACGGCGCGGATAGAATGCCCTAATTGTGGACATATACACAAGGACCATATTCAAGATCGCAGAACGCTATGCGATTCAAGCTCATATATACTGGAGAGGATCGGCAGTAATCCGAAAACTGTTTACATTCATGGAGTCACTCGGCTCACAATGTGGTGGGTATCTTACAGTGAAGTCGTCGGCAGAATATTAGACGCAAAAGAGCAATTAAACAACGGGCGAATTGAGCCATGGAAACAACTACGGCAAAAAGACTTTGCTGAATACTGGGACAACAACTATGTTCCAGATAAAAAAGAAATTGCTATTGGTGATTTCTCGAAAGAAGAACTAGGCGCAACTCCAATCGAAAACGAGCATGGACGATACATGACAATTGACTGCGGCAAGGGTCATTTTTGGCATATCGCAGCGGCTTGGACAAAAGACGGCAGCGGAAAAGTATTGTCTGAGGGTTATGTTGACAGCGAATCAAAATTAAAAACGATACAAGAAAAAGCTGGAATCGTATCAGGAAATGTATTCGTTGACATATCATGGGACACGGAAGATTTAGACGTGCTAGCAATGATCGAGCGCAACGGGTGGCAAGGCATCAGGGGGAGTGACAAGCTAGAATTCCAACATCAAACGCAAGACGGCAAACAGGTTGCGAAACCGTATTCAAAATACGGACGCATGATGACAAAAGGCAAGCAGATTGTGCGTTACTTTTTTGTATCATCTAAGCGATTCAAAGATGACACGGACGGATTGCTAAACGCTGGCAGAATTGAATTGCCGCAAGATGTAAGTGAGAATTTCCGCAACCACATTAAAGCTGAAATCCGCGCAGAAACAACAGACGCAAAAGGCAATGTTACGCAATTTTGGAAAACGCTGAATAGAAACAATCACCTTTGGGACTGCTTGTATTACAACGTGGCAGTTGCATATGTCAAAGGAGCGTTTAAGGGTGAATCATAGGCTGAACTAATGCCATACCAACAAATGAAAGAAGCGGCAACACTAGGCATAAAGAGATCATAAAAAAGCCCTTGCCTATTTCGTTTTTAAAAAATGCCGACACTGACAAAATAAAATAAACGATAATCAGCGGAGCACATAAAAGCATTAGCATTGGATAAAAGCTAGACGCAGCGATTGTAACGATTGTTGTGGTGATGCAAAATTTCATAGCAGCGCAATAATTCTCTTTTTGCAATAATTTGCAAGAAAAATATTGACTTGGTATCGTGGTTGTGAAAAATCAGCGCAACACACATCGCCAATGAAAACAATGCTAGGAATGGACTACGACGACAGAAATGTCATCGGCTGGATTGCGTCCGAAAAGCTAGACGGAATACGCGCAATATGGGACGGCGAGCGATTATTTACACGTAACTTTCGACCTATTGCCGCCCCTGCGTGGTTTACTGAAAAATTACCAACAGAGCCATTAGACGGTGAGCTTTATCTTGGCATTGATACGCTTGGTGAAATGGCTGGAATCGTGCGTAGGAAGCAACCTAGAGACAAAGACTGGCAGCGTGTGAAGTATTGCGTTTTCGACATGCCAGCGGAAAAACTAGGATTTGCAAGGCGCATGGAAAAGCTCGAATCGTTAGGCGTTGAAAACATCGTGCCATATACTACGATCACAAGCGAACAACATCTTGACGACATGTTTCAAGCAATCATCAGAAAAGGCGGTGAGGGTATGATGCTACGCGAGCCACATGCAGAATACAGAGACGGAAGAACTGACACTCTTTTAAAACTGAAAAATAAATATTGACGTAAGCGGTTTTCGTTGAAAATCGAGTCATGAATTTGACCGATCAGGCAATGAGAATTGCAAGAGCTACGCGCTCAAATCCCGCTGCCGTTCAGCAAATCCGCACGGAATATGCGGCATTGGCTTTATTGCTTGCCACTAGCGATGATGCTGGAAAAGAGATCACAAGCGCAACGGTGAACGGGCAATCATTCACAGCATCGGTCACAATGACAAAATCAGATAGATTTGCGTTGCTAGATAAAATTGTATTTTTCTACGACAACGGAATCAAAACCTCGCGCAGATCAATTGTAGCTTTTCGTAATTTATGATCGTTGACCAATGGGGACAAGCTGTAAAATTCGCACACGCCGCAACGCGTGACGTTCGCCGTGCTCCGCAATATGACAACAGAGACGGCGATATTGACAAACTAATTCCTATGCATGACCGCAGGACGCTTGCTGCATTATCACGGCGTTTATACACGAACATGGGAGTGCCAAGAAGCGCAATCAATCAAAAGGCCGATTACAGCGTGGGTGAGGCATGGCTTCCGACATACACAGGAGCAGACCGTGAAGCTGGACTTGCTGCAACACAATATTTAATCAATGTGCTATATCCAAACTGCGACATTCGCGGAGGTATGTATGATTGGCAAACGAATATGCGTCTTGAATCAATTGCAATGGATCGAGACGGCGGCGAGTTGACGCTTAAAACATACGATTCAAGCGGGACGTTTCCGCAATTTCAAAGCATCCCATATCACCAATGCTGGAGTAAAGGAACGGCAGATGGTAAACCGCTAACAGAGGGATCGTATAAAGGTGCGATTATCCGCGACGGCATTATTTACAATAAAGAAGGTCGAGCCATTGCATATCGCATCAGCACAGGTGATGAATCAAACGCATTTGAAGATTTCCCCGCATACAAAATCATTCACGGATTTAATCCAGAATGGCAAGAGCAAGGGCGCGGATTGCCAGCGTTTACACATGCGCTAGAAGACTTAAAACACTGCTTGCAATCGACTGAATACGAGCGCATCAGGCAAATGATTATTTCGTCAATCGGACTCGTTGAGCATAACGAAACAGGGTCGCCAGATTATGACGATCCCGCAAATGATATTCCATGCCCTAGTGATACAGGCTATCCTAACGGCGTTACTGTTGAGCAAGTATCGCCAGGGACAAACAGATATTTTGTAGCTGGCAGCAATTCCAAAATTGAAACGATCAAACACGACAACCCTGGAGATGTTTGGGAATCTTTTCATGATAGAATGATCCGCATGTCATTGATTGGCATCGGCTGGTCATATTCTATGACATGGAAGCCAGCAGGGCAAGGCACGGCAGAACGAGCCGAGGTAGAACGTGCAAGACGGGCAATCTTAGCGCGTCAAAAAGTGCTGAAATATATTGCCAAGCGCAAACTTGAATACGCTTATGCAGTGCTTGTAAAAAATAAGAAAATCACGGAAGTTTTATCGCCGTTTTCTTGGTCGTTTACCATGCCGCCACGACTAACAGTTGATGACGGGCGCGAGGCTCAAATGATGCGAGAAGGCTACAAACTAGGCAGCATTAATATGGGAGACATCCAAGAAGCGCAAGGGACAACCCTAGAAGAGCATTACCGCGAACGCGCAGAAGAAATCGCATTGCGTAAAACAATTGCCGCAGAAGTAGCTGCTAAAAATGGAGTTACAATCGAAGACCGCGAGATGGTAATGCTTACGCCTAACGAAATGGGGCAACAATCACAAACAAATCAAACAAATGAATCAAGTAATAATTGAAAACAAATCTGGAATCATAAAGCTAAATGAGACAGTAACGAAGCAATCAGTTGGAAAAATTATTGACGAAATCGGTAAATTGTTTGGCGCGACTGCCAGCAATAATGGCGCGGATTTTGGCGAGATTATGAACTCCGCAGAAAACGGAATTGATACGCTCAATATCGAAATAAATTCCCCAGGCGGCAGCATTTTTGACGGATATACAATGTATCAGGAAATCAAAAGTTTGCGTGATAGGGGCGTTTTTGTTAGTGCCACAATTACAGGTATGGCGGCAAGCATGGCAAGTGTGATTTGCATGGCTTGCGATGAAGTATCAATCGTTCCGCATGGAAGAATGATGATCCATGACGCATCTGTGGCAGCATCGGGCAATGCTGAGTCATTGCGAAAATCTGCTGACTTGGTTGACGGCTTATCAAGCGATATTGCTAATATTTACGCGCAAAAAACAGGCATGGAATCAAGCGAAATCAGAGACATGATGAAAGCGGAAACATGGATGAGCGCAATAGAATCAGTAGCGCGAAATTTCGCGGATAAAATTTCTGAAAAAAAATTATTGACACAAGACAAATTGGCAAAAAATGAAGACATCGACATGAGCTTTACACTATTCAAAAAAACATCAGATATTGAAGCGGCGCAATCACAAATTGAATCGCTGCAATCCGATCTAACAAATTTACAAAGTGAATTGCAAACATCTAACGATCTTGTAGCAACTCACGCGCAATCAATCGCAGATTTGCAATCTCAACTTTCTGCAATTACCGCAGAGCGCGATACCGCAAATGAATCTTTAACACTCGCTCAAACTCAAATTGCAACTTTGCAATGTGAAGTAAAAACCGCTGAAAATAGCGCAGAGCAAAAAGCCGTTGAATTGTTGGCACAGACTGGAAACGATGCACCAATTGCAATCGTAGAAAATGTTACGCTAACAAAATCACGCGCTGACTTCAATCAAATGAATGCAAGACAAAAAATGGATTTCGCTAAACAAGGCGGGAAAATCACTGAATAACTTTTCAACAAACAAAATCAACTAATCAATTATTATGGCTAATACACTTACTAACCTTATTCCAGACGCTCTAGTAGCTCTTGACGTAGTATCACGCGAAATGGTAGGATTTATTCCTTCCGTTTCTCGCAACGCACAAACAGACGCAGCAGCATTAAATCAAAATGTTCGCATTCCATACACTGCCGCAAACGGTGCTGTAAAAAATGCAACCCCTGCAATGTCGCTTCCATCTGCCGCAGATCAAACGATTGCAAACAACACCTTAACCATTACTAAAGTTCGTTCCGCTCCATTCTCGTGGACTGGTGAGGAAAGATACGCAATGAATCAAGGTGTTGGCGCAATGACTTTGATGCAAGATCAAATCGCACAAGCCTTCCGAGCTTTGACCGCTGAAATCGAAACCGACATTGCAGCCGCCGCTTATGCTGGCGCATCTCGCGCTTACGGCACGGCTGGAACAACCGCTTTCGGCACTAACCTTGGCGAATCTGCACAGTTGAAGAAAATTCTTGACGACAACGGCGCCCCCGCAACGGATCGCAGCTTGGTCATGGACACTACCGCTGGAGCATCAATACGCACTTTGCTTAACAACCCACTTAACGCCAACACATCGCTTAACGGTGAGTTTACGCGCCAAGGTGTTATTCTTGATGTAAACGGATTCAAATTCCGCGAGTCTGCACAAGTGCCAACCGTTACCGCTGGAGCAATGGCATCGGCCACTAGCTCAAACGCCGCATTTGCCGTAGGTCAAACTGTCATTCCTCTTGCAACCGCTGGAACGGGCGTGGTTGCCGCTGGTGACATCATCACATTTGCTAACGACACTAACAAATATGTTGTTGCTTCTGTCAGTTTTGCTGGTGCTAACCCTGCATCTGGCGACTCAATCACTCTTGCCTCTCCTGGACTGCGCAAAGCACAATCTGCCGCAACTCGCGCAATCACTGTTGTTGCCACATCTGCACGCAACATTGGACTTGCTCGTAACTCAGTTGTTCTTGCAACTCGTTTGCCAATTTTGGAAGGCAACGACATTGCGATTGGCCGCGAGGTTGTAACTGATCCAGTTTCTGGACTCTCATTTGAGATTGCAGAATACGCTGGCTATCGCATGTCAACTTACGAGGTCGCCATTGCTTGGGGCGTTAAAGTCATCAAGCCAGATCATCTCGCCGTTCTTCTTGGTTAATTTTTCTTGCATTGTGTTTAATTCATAGCGTGGCTCGCCGCTGGAAACGGCGGCGGGCTTTTTAATATGTCATCACTTTCCACATTTGCAGCAAAAGCATTTCAATCTGCACTTAGCACGATTGGCGGGGAAGTTTTGACAATTAACGGTGGCGAAGAAATAAGCGCAGTATTAAATGAAATAACCGATTCGCAATCATACGGCGATACAGGATTTACACCGCTAGCATCTTTTCAAGCCGTCATCGCAATAGCAACTTTTCAAGCTGATTACACATCGCCAATTAGATCGTATCTTGGCGCTACAGTTGAGACGCGAGACAGAAAGTTTAGACTAACAGAAATAATATCAGGGGCATCATTCGTGACGCTGAAACTCGAAAGTATTTCACGATCATGAACTTAGCTTTAACGATGAAAGTGGACAATGCAACGCTTGAAAAAAGCCTAGCAAAAGCACGTAAAGCGTTTGGTGAGTCAACAGAACAAGCGTTGTATCGGTGGGGCGTTCAAGTTGCGCGTGAATTGGCAGGAGTTACACAGGCTTACGGAAAAAGCAAAACATTAAGAGACAAGCAATCAAAAGCAATTTACATGGACGCAATGAATGTTTGCCGACTTGTGACATCAAATCCACAACTCAAAAACGCTTCACAATGTTTTGAATGGATTGAACGGCATCGGACAAGAAAACGCCGTAGAACAGCAAGAATTTCAGAGCAAGAAAAGAAAACAGTTACGGCAGACATTTTGAATCAGGCATTGGTTGAAAAATTCAAGCGCATCGGTATGGCCAAGGGCGCATGGCTTGGTGCTGGAATTGAACTTGACGCAAAACAACACGGAACTGAAAAAATCAACATAGGCAAAAACTTTTTAGCATACGCGCAGAAATGGCGGCACTTAGGAAATGCGATTGTTGGCAGAAAAGTTTTTTCCCCTACATTAGTTTTAGAAAACAAAGCTACTCATTCAGCATCTAACGAAGTTTTGCCAGATTCACGCAAAAAAACTACTGTAAAACGTGGATTGATAAACACTCTAAAGTGGTATGATAAAGCGACAACTGCCAAACTAGCGAAACTATGACAAGCGATTTAACACTAAAAGCAATCAGGGCGTATATACAATCACACGCATCGGCTGAACTTGCCTTGTTGGATATTTACATAGACGGCGATCAGTTTGAGATTTTGCCGCCTTTTCTCGATCTAACAATAACAGGCAGCAAAGAACATGAAGTATTGCGCGGGGTGCTAGAGTTCTCTGTTCAAGCTAGAATTGCCACCGTTCCACGATCAAGTGACGGAACATCAACTGACATCACATCGGCTATGTCAGATCAACTTTATGACATTCTGGGTGACTACGAAACAATTGTTTCTTGGTCAGACACAAACATAACAGATTTAAGGATCTTCCACGTAGGCGACTACGGAATAGACACAACAGCAGACAGCGACATAACAATTTCGATGATTACTTTCACAGTGACATCATGCAAACTTTAACAAATAAAAAAATATGAGCGCAACAGTTTATTCAACGGCAAAATTCGGCATGGCATCAGAGGTCACGGCAACGGGCATTTATGGTGCTTCAATCTCATTTGCTGGCACTAGCGAAACGGCAATGGCTCCTAACCACATCGGGCAAGACGTAGGCATTTCACTTTTTAACGAATCAATCGAAGTCACTATTGACGGCGTAATTTCCGTTAAAGGCGCGGGAATGGTTGTTGGAATGGCAGACCTTGTGACATTTGCAAACAGTTCAGTTGATTCATTGAACGTGTTTACAGACTTGCTCAAAGTAACGCCAGTGGCAAATGCTTCTGTAATTATCAGAGACGGCAATCTGTCACGAACTAACAACGGTTTTGAAACTGGCAATTTAACAGGCATTTATAAACCTGGAGTTGATACATCAGCAGTTTACACGCCAACGTAATAGCCAATAAAACTATGAAAGAAATAACAGGAACGGGCGACATCAATTTTGCATGTGCGCTCATGAGTATTGGATTTCCGTTAGATGACGTAAATCCATGCTCTATCATTGCGCATGAAAACGGTCATGTTTATTCCCGTTACCATTTCATGCCCTACTCAATTGACGGGCGCATCAGCATTGCCGAGGTGAATGAGCTATGGTCAAATATCTCAGCTTGCGTCGCAAATCATCCTTTAAAATATGTCAGTGATTTTATTCGCCATTTTGAAAAAGGCATGACCATTGCCAGCATGTTTGACTTGGCGCATGAGCTTTACGACATCGGGCATGTCAAAAATAACGATGACGCAAAAAATCATATTGCGAGATTTCCAGACAATCAGGAATCATACGCATTGGCATTTATTTTGAATCGCATTGAGCTTTACGCATTGCATAAGAATGCCACAAAGAAAATTTACATGAGCAAAGGAAAATCAGGGCTATGCGTTGACGTCGCTTTGCAATCTAACAAAAAGAAAGAACTAATAAACAGACTAAACGGATGAATGATAGAGATACAAATTTGCTGGAATCATGGCTTGGCAATGTTACGCTAGGCGAAAGAACTTTACGACCATTAGGCGCGGGGCAATCAGTCGTTTTAAAACGACTAGGCAATGGGCATTTTGTCGATGAAAAAGAACCTAGCGCATCGGATATGCTGGAGATTGTAATGGTCATGTATATGACGGGGAAAGAAATTTCTGATTACATCAAAACGAAGCAAGACCAACGCGAGGAAATACTTGCTGTATTTGCGGCTGAACATGTGGAAGAAATCGACAGCGTAATGCAAACAGTGGCACAGGCGGCATCTCGGCTAGCAGTGGCGGCCATGGAGTCAACGGGCGAGGGAAAGGAGATCAGCCATGCCTAATTTCACAGATAGAGTTTTTTGCAATGCGGCACAATGTCGATGCGCAAAAGCTGATTTGGGAAATGGACATGGCGCGAGTGATGCAATTGATTTATTGCGATGCGACAAATCGCGGGGCGGTCATGAGATACGCAAACGCAATCGAAAGTGAATCAACTAACAGAAAACTTGAAGAACTGGAAAGGAATTTAGAACAATGGCAATCGGAACATCAGTAAAAGTCGGATTCGACGGGAACGAAGTAAAAAAAGGATTTGGCAGCATCGGCAGCATGTTTAAAAACATCGGCAAAGGACTAGCCATCGGCGGCGGCATGGCAGCAGGTAAAACGCTTCTCGACTTAGGGTTAAAAGCGGCAACTGGAATCGACGCGCTGGCAGACTTTGCAGGTGAAGCACAGGACACAGCTTTACAAGTTGAATCAACAACTAGCGAGATCATCAAGCTAAACCGCGCACTAGAGCTTGCAGGTGCTGGAGTTGATGCAAGCAATCTGTTGTCAACAATGCGCGATAATCTTTATGACGCTGCACACGGCGGCGAAGAGATGCAAAAAGTCATTGAGTCGCTAGGGCTGACAATGGCTGATTTAAAAGGACAAACAACGATGGAGCAATTTAACATCATCGGGAAAGCAGTTGCAAACATGGGCGACAATGTTGACGGGTTGGAAGAGAAAATGATGAAGATTTTCGGGGGCAAGATGGGCAAGAAAATTCAACGACTTTTTAAAAACTCAGAGGTATTCGACCAAGCGGGGGAAGAGATGGGAAGATTCGCGGCAAACGTGGAAAACTCAGCGGATAGGCTAGGCAGGGTGCAGGATCAATACAAGCGAATACCTTACTTGTGGAAAGCTTTGAACCTAGCAATATTTGACGCATCAGGCAGCACGGGCGCGTATCTTAAAAAGCTATTTGACGGCATTGATGCGGCTTTATCGGCTGGAGACTTTGGCAAGATTAGTTACTTGCTGAAATCAGAATTTGCAAAAGCATTAGAAATGTTTACGGAGTCTGGAGTGGTTGAAAAAATCAAAGGATCATTTAGATCAATCGGTGAATCAATCGGTGAAGGCATTGGCGATGCGCTGAAAAAAACACTTCCATCGTTTATGAGCTTGCCGAAATGGCTAGGCGGTGACGGAGGCAAAACTGCAATGGCTGATCCAATTTCAGAGATACAAAGAACTAACGCATTGCTTGAAAAAATCTATCGCGATGGAGGCGCATTATACGCATGAGTAGTACAATTTACGGAATATATACAAACAGCATCACGCCGCGCCCTGACTTCACGGCAACGCAAGACGAGACTGGAAAATGGAAAGCGTCAATGAGCTTTACAATTCGCAGGAATGAATACACTAACATCAAATCGTATTTTTACAAAGGCGAGTTGCTTAGTGTTATTTATCCTAACATTGATCCAGAGTTTGCAGGTTTTTACATAGAATCTCACTCAGTTGAAGAGCAACCTGGAGGCATGGATATTGTCAATGTAAACGCTACAGGATGGACAGAGGGAAGCGAGACACAAAGCGAGCGAGAAACGGTTTACGATTACAATACAAGCCTCACAGAGCGATCAATCATTGAGCATCCAAAATTTAAAGCGTTAGCAGTAACATTTTCGCGTGATGCGATTGTTGGAGTTTTCAATGGATTGAATCGCTGGTCAGGCGCAGCAGCAACACCAACGATTACAGACATTGCAACAGGCTTGCCAATTTGCACAATTACTACATCGCCAGAAATTCTATGGTTTAATGCTATCGTGTTGCGCGGCGTAAAAACCTACAAAGTGCCAGAGGCTGAATACACCGAAACAAAAACGGATATAGGAGGGCTGACGGCATCACTAGTTGAAAATCTAGGGTTGATCGACACTCCGCCGAATTCACCAGTTGCGCCAAGCGGTAAAATTTGGCAGTTGTCAGGAGTGCATGAAACAAGATCAAGCACGAATCCAATTACCTACACGCGCACTTGGTCAACGATTGACGATGACGATGATAGCGACCTACTATATACTGAGTAATCATGAGCAGTAATCTACCAATAGGGAACGGAATGCCCCCTAAAAAGGGCGATAGGGTAAAGGCAAAACATATTGCAGACTTAGCCGAAAGAATCAAACGATTGTCGCGGCGCGTAAATGTTGATTCTCATATTGCAACGAAATATATTGATCTGCCCTTTGATCCATCTGTTAGAATCAAAGCTGGAACATCATCGCCTTATGAGTATCAAATCAGCGCAGCACGCGGGTTAGTAATTGAGAAGGTATCAACCGCAGCAGATACAGTTGACTCGCTTTTATATTGGACGCCATCAAATGCTTTAACATCTGGAGAACCTACATGGTTCAACATCGCAGACGGGCAATCGCTTTTCGTAAAAGTAACAGAGGTAAATACTGGAACGGTTAGAGTTATTTCAAGCGTGATATTAGAAGTGGCATCATCAACAACTATATCGACCGCTTACATTCCTGGGGTCCAAGACGGCGTTTATTATTACGAGCTTGTCAAGTTTTCAATTGTTGACGACATGCCGGTTATCCAAAAATGGATTGCAGGAAGTCATATTTTTCACGAAGTGGTGACAGCGGGATGGTGGGGGACTTGCTCATTTTTATTCACGCCTGCTGGGGGCGGTGGTTCGCCGTCAAACCTTATTCAAACATTTGAAAACGGAATACTTGTAAGCGTTTCGATCGACGGAACGAATGAAGATGGAACTATTGACGCGCCTGGAGCAATAGAATGGGAAGTTCAGCCGTAAAAAAATGCTTGCAATAACCAATTCTCGCATTACAAAGGGGCAGAGATTATGGCAAACGAAATCACACAAACGGTCACTTTAACGGTTAGCAAAAACGGTGCATCAAACAGTCTTTCGACTACGAAGCGGATTGACATGACAGGCAGCGGATTGGCTCAACTAACGCAGTCAATCGGCACAACAGCGGAGACGTTAAATCTTGGCGACATTGCCACCGCTCCTGGGAATCTCGCAATCAAAAATCTCGACGCTACGAACTATGTAGAAATCGGAGGTGATAGCGGATTGACTGTTTTTAAGTTGAAAATCAAAGCTGGGGAATCAGCAATTTTTCAACCTAACAGCGCAACAATTTATGCAAAGGCGAACACGGCAGCGGTATTAGTTCAAATCTTAGCGATTGAAGTATGAGCGACTTTGTAAACTACGACTTTGGCACTTATCGCATCGGCACTAGCTTTGACGCGATGAATTTCACAGCAGCACGAACACCAACGGCATTTGCAAATCTTGCAAGCGTTGTTGCTACATTTACATCGGCTTGCGCTTGTCAACACACATTTACTTGGACGGGAACAATCACCGATGCGGCAACTTGGGCTTTTACATTGCCAGCGATTACAACGATTGCATATGAGGCGGGATATTATACAGGAACATTTTTGTTTACGGATGTAAACGGACGCAAAACGCCTTACCTTAGAGGGGCAATCAATATCATAGACCTATGAGCGAAACAGTAACTTTAGACGTAACTACACTGGAAGAAACCGTTAGTGTGACAACCACGGACGGCGGCACGGTGGAAATCAGCGTAGTTGCGCAAAGAGGCGAGACGGGAGCAACAGGCCCCGCTGGCCCAAACACCGTTACAAGCGCGACGACTAGCGATGGGACGGCTGAATTAGCAATTAATACTTTATCTGCATCGCTCGTAGATGCTTTAACCGTTAATGCAGGAACTTGCACCGCAGATTTATTTAACGTAGAGTCAACGCATGAACTTCAACTCGATGCGGGATCAACTTTAACACTTAACAACACATCATTCACCTACGGAACAGGCTCAGCATCCGCACATCGCACGGCTTTAGGGCTAGGCACACTAGCCACTCAGTCGGGGACGTTTAGCGGGACTAGCAGCGGGACGAATACTGGCGACCAGACAACGATTGTTGGCATCACTGGCACGACTGCACAATTTAACACCGCGAATACAGACGGTGATTTTGCGACACTAGCAGGTAGCGAAACCCTCACCAACAAAACGCTGACATCGCCAGTCATAAACACTGGCATGACATTTGGAACAGGTGCAGCGGCAGCGACGAACACCGCACTAGGAACAACTCGAGTCATGCGAACAACGCTTGCAACGCGAACGAGCGGAACAATGACGGCAGATGACACGCTTGTTTTGCCAGTATTGTCGGGCGTGACTTATCGTGTGCGCGTTCATTCGTTGACAAAAAACTCTACCGCAACAGTCGGCATGGTTTTACGCATCGACCATCCTGGAATCACAGCAAGCGGAAGTGATAGCGTTGGGCATTTGATGAACGGCGGTGGCAATGCTGCAATCACGCCAAGCTCGTCAACATCACTCACAAATAGCGTCAACCAAAACGGGCAGAATCTAAGCACGATTTCAGAGGTTATTTTAACACCAACGGCAAACGGAAATGTTTCAGTCGTTTGGGCGGCACGTGTTCCAGCTGGAGTCGAAACGGCAGGGTTGAACATCGGAAGTTATTTAGAAGTCATCAGATTATCATAGCCATGAGAGACATTGAAAACATTCGTTCGCAGTCGTTTTTAACTCAAGTCGAGTTGAGAAAAGCTCTCATCGCTAATGGCATTTATCCATCGAAAATCGACGCTTTGATCGAGAACATTTCGCCGCAATCTGCACGGGAAACCGCACGCGCTGAATGGGAATACGCTCAGACAATACATTACAATCACCCTCTAGTCGCAAGCATCGCGGCGGCATTGAACAAATCACAAACTGACATAGATAAAATTTTCGGACTATGATAGAACCAGAGAACATTAAAATTATGAGTATTTTTTGCACTGCGATTGTTGGCAAATTGGCAGGCACAATCGCAGCATCATCCATCGGTGATGATATGATTGGAACTTACATTGAGCGCGGTGGCACTATGCTTTGCATTGCGCTTTTGTGTTACGGCATTAAACAAGTAGCCAACAAACTAGCAGACCGTGAAAAGCGGTTAGATGACATGCATGACAAGGAAGTGGCAACGCATCAACTCAGCGTAGAGGCTCGGATTACCTTGGCGAGTGCGCAGGAGAAAATGGCTAACGCGATTGAGAAACTAACTGACAAACTATCGAAATGAACGCAAGTGATACTATCGTGATACTAAAATCAGCGGCGACGCTGGCGTTAATCGTGATGGTTTGTCACGTTGTAAAATCAATCTTTACCGATGATTACAAGCATTAACAAACTGCTTTATTCCGATGAAGGAAAGCTGAAAAACAACTTGGCGTATCGCCTAGAGTTGGACAAGGTTTATTTGCTCAGTAGGTCAATCAAATCTTTCGACGTTTACACTGATGACGGCTTGCACATCGCATCACAGCGCGGCGGGAGACTAACCATTTTCGAGGGCTACCAATGGGACGGATTAACGTGCTACAATGACACACCAGCGAACATGATCGGGGGCTTAGTGCATGATCTAGGATATCAACTCGGAGGATGCGAAAATACGCCATTTACGCGCAAAGAAATAGACTCTTGGATTTATCAACTCATTGCACCACGCGCACCGATTGACGCGAGAATAATTTACACGGGAGTCAAGGCTTTCGGATGGGCATTTTATGGCAAGAAATCTAACGTGAAAATTATCTACAAATGAAACATGTTCCCGAAATCTGTTTCGCCAACATAGGCAAAAACATTGTAATATCAATGAAAACACATAACAACGCTTGACCTCATGCACGACGCCCTACCGCTCCGCCTTGCCAGCCCGCTTTATCGGCGTTGCATGCAGGTCTTTGTTGTGCTTCTTCGCTTCTCGGACGATGACGGCAAGGAAAAGCTCCTGCTGCCACACGGGCGGCTTACGGGAGCCATCAAGCCAAGCGTAGGCCGTCTGCCGTGGACAGCCAAGGGCAGCGACAATCTGGGCGGCGGAAAACTCGGCAAGCGATTCAGAGAAGGACATGGGCAAATCCTACCGCAGAAAAAAAAGTATGCAATGCAGAAAATAAATCTTGCCAAGTGTCCGCATTGCTGACATATTGCGCGCATGTCCAACACCACCACAAACCAAATGACACGCGGAACAGAAGTGAGATCAAGCGAATGGTTCGGAGTCCGCTACTACGTCGGAACCGCCCCATACGGACGGGACTTCATCGTGCCGCAAGAAACCTTCGAAGAAACCTGCAAATGGTTCGACGGAATGGAAACAAAAAGCTGGCAAGCGTGGTAACGATAGGAATCACAAAACACCCCAAAAATATGGAAAATCCACACTGTGAAAATGGCCCATGCTACGAAGGCGAAGATGACCAATCAGCGTTCTCCGTCGCTGCACAAATGGGTAAGACAATGAGCCTGCAAGAGTGGGCAAAATATCAAATCGAGCGGAGAAAAAAAATGAGCGACGCACCAACGGCAAGGACTGACGAGGAGTATTACAAATCGTGCGGCAGTGGCCACTATGGGCCGACCGTCCCTATCGACTTCGCCCGCCAACTGGAGCGCGAGCTAGCCTATCTTGGAGCGATGTGTAGCCTGCAACCATATCAAAAATCCATCGTAACCGCCCCTAAATATAGCGCAATCATAGGCGCGAAAAAAGCGGTCAATGAGTCGCCGTGGAGGCACATCGGCGAGCTTGGAGAAATCGCCTACATGGAAGACGGATCACGCCGATGGATGCTAAAAGGCGATTGGGAGACGATGAAGATATTCCTCGTCTATATGGCAAATGGAGATGTTCAAACCCACTTCGCTTACATAGACGGAGACGATGGCATGTTAAGGGATTGCGATGGGGATGACGTTGGGTGGCTATGGTGTGATGCTGAATACTTCATGGACGTTCCGCAACGCCCTTCATTGGTCGTGCATTCTGGATCGTCGCTCGGCGACTTAGCGAACAACTGGGAAGCTGCCGGATTCCATGATGTCGCCGAAGTCGTCCATTCTCTGCACAACGCTGGGGGTATGGCGCGGGAACTAGCCGCGCAGAAGCCCGAATCCACCACCGACATCAACGGCTAGTTCCCGTTGCCATCACTCCCTTGTTAGCCTTTCTTAATTATGAGCACACCTTGCACCATCAAAATAAGTAGTCTCTACCCTGTCAGCCAAGTCCTCGCGGAAATTGCTTGGATCGACAGGGAAATAGAGCGGGTCACGGAACTAATGAAACGCCGCCCGTCGAAAATTCGACATCTTCGCGACTTGGAACGCCAGAAGCGGGACAGGCAGCAAATTCTTGAGGCTAACAACGCTGAGCTGACACACCCCGAACCGAAGCACTAAGACTATGCTAAACCAAGAACCAAAATCGAAGCCAGAAAGCGCGGAACAACCCAGCGGTGAGGGGTTGTCGTCCAGCGCCTTGTTCTCCTCTCTTTTTCATCCGGGTGATTCCGACCGTGGATTCCTGATGTGGATTCACGAGCGGCTTGAGCATGTCCACGGGGAAAGCCACTTGATGGACTACATGCACAAGCTGCGGGCGATCATCGCGGAAATGCCCGCAGACCGGAAAACGGTCTCAGTGGGGCAGGGCAAGAACTCGCTGGAGATGTTGCAGCAATCCATTCTGGAGAACGCTGAGGTATCCCGCGGCCGATCAATCCCAAAACCTGAATCCGAATGAGAACGCGCAAACAACCTAGCCCCCGCCGTCGGGATCACCGTCTTGTTCTGTGTCTTTTGTGGCGGATCATGTGGCGGCCCTACTGCTTCGTCTTCGGCTGCAAAGGCGGCTGGTATCTGCCCTGCAAGCGGTGTGGCGAACCCATCTCACCAAACTACTGAAGTCATGGATAAAATACCAGTAGCCATTCCGCCGCATGAACTGGTCAAATACAAGGCCGACATCCAAGCTCAGGCCATAGGGTTCTACAAGGGCAAGGAAACCGTCTTCGCAGGGAGGCCACGCCGGGAACGATGGATATCCTGCATCCACCTGGTCGCCGACTGTTGGATGCGCCTCGGGCCACAATCACACGGCGACGGGTCCGTGATAATCCTTCCGACAAAACCATGAAACCAACGAAAATCAAAGACGAGTTCCGGGGCGACGACGCCCACCTGTGCCAATCCATCAAGGCCCTCATCGAGATGAGCGACGCCAAGGCGCTAATTCCTCACGGGCTTGGAGGCCATGCCCGCAAGTTGCTTGCCGCGAGCTATCGCAGGCTCAAGCGGAAATCTTCACAGAACGCTGAGGCCATCCGATCCGCTGGCGAGACAACCCCAACCAACCAATAAAATGCCTGATTCCCCACAACTGAAAGGAGCCGCAGAAAGCGGGTCGGATGCGCCGACTTGTTCTGCGTTGGATATTGCCGACATCCAGTGTCACCTGATTGACGAAATGGCCCGGTCGCAAGATACCCTGTCCATCCTGCCGAAAGGCGGAACGGGTTCGCTCACGTCCCGTCACACGCTGCGCGGGGCGATGGACTACATGGTAACGCTGTCCAACTGGATCAGCCGCCGGCAAATCAAAGACGCCAGGGCAAAAGCACTGGTGCCGGTATCGCCGCTGCGTCTGAAAAAGCTCGAAGGGGAGTGGCGTGAAACCGCCCGCATCTTCTTTTCGAAAGATGAAGAGGGGTTCCATCATCGCGCCGAAATCTTCCAACACTGCGCCAACGAACTTCGGGAACTCCTCTCGCAGAACGCCCATGTGGACGCACGGCGGGATAAGACTCCGAATCCATCCGACGGCTGATCGCCGTTGCGTCTCACAAATTGTTCTGCCTCTTACGAATTACCAACCAACACCGAAACAATGCACACTACCAAACTACCAGAAACAGACGAAGAAATCGAAAAGTTCATCCGCCAATGTGAAAGCGGAGAAATCCCCGAGCCACCGCCATTCAGTTCATCGAAGCTGCTGGCTCGGATGTGCGTGATGCAAACTCGCATAGATGAACTGGAAGCGGAATGCGCGCGACTCCACAGCCACTGGCACGCCGCCGAACAACGGGCAAATGTGTCCGCTCAAAAAGATATGGCAGATGGGCACATCATCGAAAACTCAGGACTGACGATAGCTAAATGGCTCTCTGAGCGTGAAGCAAACGCCCGAGAAATCGCGTCCCAAAAAAGTGGGGATGATGCTAGAGGATGGCTTGAAGACGCCGCTTTCTATCGGTGCGCCCGCAAAATTATTGCACAGAACGCTGCCAGTGAGGGACGGCGAAGCGAAGCGTAGCCGTTTCCTCGACTGGCCTGTTCGACATTTTATGAAATATATCGTCACAGAAAATGAAGAAGGGGAGCGTGAAATCTTCGTATTCCCGCGCTCCGTCCCACACAACGCATTCGCGGAAGTGGTGGCCGGAATCCGAAATCAAACTCACGGGAACTGGCGGCGCATCCGGCGCAAACCCGTCTCGGCGGGATTCGTGGACGGAGGACGCTGCCACGGCAGAAGCGAGTCGCTGCACTTAAAATCCCGACCCGAGGACACGGAGCTTCTTGGTTTGTCGAACGAAACAAGCTCTGCCACTGGCGGGGCGCAACCAGTATCGAAATCATGAACGACACCACCGCCCCGACAGTTGGACAGCAGCGGCTTGTTAGCCCTCGCGTTGGCGAGCAAATCGCCGAAGAACTCAGCCGCTCCGCAAACATCATCGCGAGCTACTACGAAAAGCACAAATCAGAGATGCCCGCAAATGTGGCCTGTGCTCTGACGCGTGAAATGTCTCGGCTCCGCGATCTTGCCTCGCGAGTCAAACCCGCTCCCCAAGAGAACGATGAAGAGGGCTAACACAAAATCATGAAAATTAAACTACTAATCGCAATCATCATTTTATCGCTCACATCATGCGTTGAAAAAATCACGGTGCAGGGGCAATACGGCGAATACTCGTTCAAGCCGCGCAAAGTAATCGTAATTGAGGAGGCGAAATGAAACCACTACAAGCAGCGATTGTCACGAAAGCGATTGACGAAATCGGAGTGAGAGAATCGCCGAAGAACAGCAATCGCGGAAAGCGCGTCGATGAATACAAGGCGGCGACTAATCTTGATCCAAAACAAGCATGGCTGTGGTGCTCGGCGTTTGTCTGCTTTATCGTTAGGGAAGCAATGACAAAGTGCGGAATCAAACAGACTGCCACATTTAAGCGACCGACAACGGCGGGGGCATGGGATTTCATTCGATGGTCAAGAGAGCAGGACAATACAACGTCAACGCTCGCATCACCAAGGTCAAAAGACATTCAGCCAGGGGATATTATCGTTTTTAGATTTTCTCATATTGGAATTGCAAGTAGCACTGCAAACTCAATGGGAGAATTTTTTACGGTGGAAGGGAATACTGATTTGAATGGATCTAGAGAAGGCAGCGGAGTTTACAGCAAGAAGCGTAACATCTCATCAGTTAAAGCGCGAATCAGATTCAACTGCTGAAATTATGAAACTACCGCGCCATGTGACAATCGGAGGGATTAAATTCCGCGTAGTCATATCCGCGCTGATTGTAACATGAAAATCTAAAATTGCGCTTTCGTTTTTCAAGGTAAAAGCCAATCGCAGAAATCAGCGCGTTGTCAACGCCAAATGTGACGGCGAAATTTAAACCCACGAACACGGCAATAATATTCCGATTGCTGCACGCATAAAAGCCTAACAAGTTTCTTTTTCAGTTTCGGATTCATGGCAATTCTGGCATTGGCAACCAGCCTTTAATCGTGCTTTCTTGCTCGTTTTCAAAGTAGGTATCGAACGTATTGTCTTGCATCTCGCATGATTGAAAACTGGCACACGTCCATTTCTCCTCATACGTATTCCAAGCGGCGAGAACAGCCCAAGGAAAGCCGACATCGGCAAGTATGGGATTGCCATCTTTAGGCGCGGATTCTGGTGAGTTCCATTTCATTCTGTTATGTTAGTAAAGCGGAAAACATAATCAGTCTTCCATAGCTTAATCGTAAATGTATGCCAAGTCGTCATCTTGCGCGTCTCTGAAATATAGTCGTAAAACTTTTTCAGCACAATGCCAAAAGCGATTTTTTCAAATGTTATGTGAACGGCAAAAATGTCATTCACGCTGTCATTTCTGCGCGTTTGATAGTCTTTTGAATATCGTCGTTTATATCTTTTCATTCTGTTTCGTTGTTTGTTGTTTCTGTTAGGGCGTGACAATTTTTCCGATGTGTATTGTTGCAAATGGCTTGCCTTGCTCACCACCACCGCCCCACTCTCTTTTCCCGAATGAATAAGCCCATCCGAGATATTCGGCATATATCGTCGGCACGTTTGCGCCATAGCCGTTTTTGAACTCAATCAAGTCGTATTGTTTTCCCTCTAGTCGTGAAAGAATCCACTTACCAGCGTTGCGGTATTCCTCTTTCTTTTCACCGCTGGCGATCATGTCAAACCATTTCTTTTTTAGTGTTAGTTTTAGTATTTTCATATTCTGTTTCTGTTATCGTTGGTCAATAAAAAAGCCGCCCAATGCTGCAACACTGGACGGCTCTATGCTATAAACACACAGCAAAATCTGATACGGTTGCAGCCGCGACAAGGAATAAGTAAACGACAAAAAGCATGAGCGCAAGATTTATTTTTGGTTATTTTTAGCGAGTAAAACATCTAACAACTGCCGCAATTCTCCGATATTAGCCGCAAATATCCGTTGTTTTCTCTAACAATTCGCACGTTTTCCCCCTTGTAGAATATAGGGAAATGAAAATAGTTGAAAATAGTTGCAAAAATAAATTGACGTTTTCCGTTTTTTCGCGTATTTCTTGTGTGTCGCACGGAACAAGCGATAAACACACAATGAGCAATCTATACAAAATTATTGTATTACACGGAGCACTAAAATCCAGTCACACATCGACAGAGACTTACCTAGTCGCCAAAGATGAAAACGAGGTTTTTGATTGGATTGATAAAAAAAATCACGGATCATGGACTGAGGATGACGAAGAAGAACCGAGAGTCAAATACGCCGATGATGACTATGAAAAAGAAATCCCATTTCGCGAATGGGTAATGATAAACCGTGGCGACCTTGCAGATGAAGACGGATGGGAAGATGCTTATTATGGCGTTAAAAAATGGGGATGGGAATTGATTGACGCTAGCATCGAAGATGTTTCCGTTTTGACAAGACTGGGAATTGCCAAGCTCGCACAACCATGAAAACACACACCGCTAAATACGAATTTGCAACAAACCAAACAGACCCGCTAACATTTACTTTTTCCGCGCATAGAATAACGAAATTTTTTCGTGTATGGGTTGCGTCAATTACAATAAATTCAAAATCATGAAAACACACACAGAACTTTTAACAGAACTAATCGAAGCGGTTTATGCGCTGCCGCCAAACGCATCCTTGATACAGCTTATCGCGCTGCAAATGAAAGCCGCCGAGATAAAGGGGCAGATGATGGTGACATGCGATCATTGCCCATTTGCTCAACTTGATGCCACCGCGCCGCAACCAGACGCTGACGGGTGGGTGGTGAATACGGGGGTTGATCCTGATTGCGTTATTTCCGCTTGGAAACTAAAATCAGGATTTGAAGGCAACGTGAAAAGGTCGTCTGAAGATTTTGATTGGGGACCTAATTGGGACCGCTCTACAATAACCCACTACAAACCAGCATGAAAACCGACACCAAATCAATCATTCTTGACGCGCTATCAAACGGCGAACCTTGGACGCTATCGGCTTTGACGCGACTTACCAAGTCAACCAAAGTAGCAACGCGAATAAGCGACATGCGCAAAGAGGGGAAAACAATCGTCAACACTTGCAAGCACTTAAAGGGCGGCAAGGTAATATCAACCTATCAACTCATTAAATAATATGACCAAGAAACAACAAGTAAACAAACGGCGCAAGATCATCGCTGCCAGTATCAAGGAGCGAACGCACAAAAACCTATCGGTTAAAATGCCGATTGACTTTGCAAACTCGCTGAAAAAAGAAGCGGGGGAAAAACGCATGCTACTCAGTGGCTATGTTTTGTCGCTTATTGAGAAGGGAAAGGAGTGCGCATGAAAACATCCGACCACTACCGAGCCATTGCCAGCAAAGAACTAACAAGCGCGATCAAAGCAGCCGCATCATCCTTTGCGCTAGGCGGTATCGCTTACGCATTATTGAGCCATCACCACGACAAGACCAGCATTGCGCTTATAACGCTGTCAATCGCTTGTTTTTACCACGCGCTAAGAGCCACTAAAGATGCGCTATTTTTCAACCGTAGCGCGAACCTGGAGGATGAGCGAGACACGACACACGTTAACCCTAGCAAAATTTACGTGCGATGAACATTTTATTCACCATCATCGCAATTTTAACACTAGCCGCCGCTTATATTTTTATCTAAGCGCTGGCAAAATCAGGAAAAGGAAACTAACAGAAAAAGAAAATGAACA